GAATAACCTGATGCGCCTTGAAGCGTTTAATCTTTACGTAACTTTCTAATAGGAGAATTGAAATGCCAATGGTCGGTGGAAAAAAGTTCAGCTACGATGCAAAAGGTATGGCGATGGCTAAGAAAGCCGCCGCTAAAGCTGGCAAGGCAATGACAATGACCAAAGCCAAGAAGAAAAAGAAGTAAGCTGTCCAAGTGAAAAAGGATTCGCGCCTTACTCGTGCTGGTGTCGCTGGTTATAACAAACCAAAGCGCACACCATCGCATCCGAAGAAGTCGCACGTTGTGGTCGCCAAAGAAGGCGATAAGATCAGGACAATCCGTTTTGGGCAACAGGGCGTTATGGGTTCTCCTGCCAGCAAGGGCGAAAGCGAATCTAACAAGAAGCGCCGCGCATCATTTAAGGCTAGACACGCAAAGAATATAGCTAAGGGCAAAATGAGCGCGGCCTTCTGGTCGGACAAGATTAAGTGGTAAAGGAATTGATTTATGGATAATATCAGAACATTCGCCCCAGCTTACGGACAAGCTATTGCCGTAACCCCTGGCAGCACAAGTGCGAACTCTGTGTTCGGTGCTAACGTGACTACCCTTTGCATTACCAGCCGCAATTCGGTTGAGTGCTTTGTGCGCGTTGGAACTGGCGCTGGCTTGGCTGCAACGACTGCTGACTATCTTGTTCCGCCAAACGGTCAGGTCACCATCAGCAAGTTTTTGGATTATGATCGGATTGCATACATCGCCCCTGCTGGCGGTGGTTCGCTTCACATCATTCCAGGCGAAGGCTTCTAATGTTTTTGCTAACGCGCCTTCGGTCTCGTTTGCGTTATTTCAATGCAGACGGTGGCCCCGTACTTGGTGCGCTTCTTTTAGAGAATGGCGATTTCCTGACTCTGGAAGATGGCGGCTTTCTCCTGCTGGAATAACATATATCCATGACGCAGATTCCAATCCTTAGCGGCATCTATACGGACAATGGGCCGGACTTTCGCACGTCCTATCCTGTCAATATGATTCCAGTGCCAAAGAGTAATGGGATTAGCGAAGGCTTCCTGCGTCCTGCTGATGGCTTGGTGGCTAACGGCACTGGCCCAGGCGTTGATCGTGGCGGCATCAACTGGAATGGCGTCTGCTATCGCGTGATGGGTTCTAAGCTCGTTATAGTGTCCAGCACAGGTGCAATAACGATTCTGGGTGACGTTGGGAACAACGGTCAACTAGTAACGATGGACTACAGCTTCGATCGCTTGGCTATCGCTTCAAACGAAGACCTTTTTTACTGGTCGCCTAGCCTTGGCCTTGTTCAAGTAACCGACCCTGACCTTGGCATCGTTCTGGATGTGGTTTGGGTAGATGGCTACTTCATGACCACTGATGGCGAGTTTCTTATTGTCACGGAACTAAGTGACCCAACGCAGGTTAATCCCCTGAAGTATGGTTCGTCCGAAATTGACCCTGATCCCGTTGTCGCACTGCTCAAGCTACGCAATGAGATATACGCGTTGAACAGAAACACCATCGAAGTATATGACAACGTAGGCGGCGACCTGTTCCCGTTCCAGCGCATTGATGGCGCTCAGATTGAAAAGGGCGTTGTCGGCACACACGCTTGCTGCGTTTATCTAGAGAGCATCGCTTTCCTTGGCAGCGGATTCAATGAAGCTCCAGGCGTTTATCTTGGCGGCAATGCCAAAACGAATAAGATTAGCACGCAAGAGATAGATCAAATCCTGCTTCAGTTTACCGAAGCGCAACTGTCTACAGTCAAGCTAGAGGCGCGTAACGATAAGGCGCACGAGCATCTTTATATTCACTTGCCCGATCGCACGATTGTATTTGACGCTGCCGCTACGCAAGACTTAGGCCAGCCAGTGTGGTTTGTCCTGACAAGCAGCTTGGTAGGTCTTTCAAAGTACCGCGCACAGAACCTTGTGTATTGCTATGACAAATGGCTGGTAGGCGACCCAACAAATACATCTGTAGGCTATATGGTTAGCAACATCTCAAGCCATTACGGGCAGAAGGTGCGTTGGGAGTTTGGCACAACGATTGTTTACAACGAAGGTCGTGGCGCAATCATTCAGAACCTAGAACTGGTTGGCCTAACTGGTTCAGCAGCGTATGGCGTAGAGCCAACAATCAACACCAGCTATTCCACTGATGGTCAAACCTACAGCCAGCAGAAGTTTATCAATGCTGGCAAGACAGGACAGCGTGCAAAGCGTTTGGTTTGGTTCCAACAGGGATGGATGCGTAACTGGCGCATACAGAGATTCCAAGGCACATCAGACGCGCATATGTCGTTTGCTAGATTAGAGGCGGCGATTGAGCCGTTAGCTTACTAATGGCAACGCGGACAAGGCTAAGCTTAACACGCGATCAGCTTGCGTCCTTCTTACAGGATCATGAGCAGATAAAGCAGTTCGAAAGGCTGTTTGCGACTGTTGATTCAAACACGAACGATATCATCCCAGGTGTTGAGTTCGCTGCTGGCAATTCAGGTCAAGCGGCTAATGACGCTCTTGCTGAGATTGCAGCCTTGGCCGAAGCTCTTAACAAAGAGCCAAGCCCAGCAAGTGCAAGCCAACTTGCGGTTATTGAATCGCAGATTGAAGACCTTGCATTGACGCCACCGCCGCTTGATTCACTAGCAATATTGGCATCAATACCGACATCTGTAGTTGTTACTAAGACAGCGGATTTCACGGTTGCACCAAATGAAACATGGATAATCAATAACAAGTCAGGATCGACTTGCACTGTAACCTTGCCATCGGCTGCAACATATCCTGGGCGTTATCTAACATTTCAAAACAACCAAGATCAAACGCTTGTCTCAGCATCTAGTGATGTAATCCCGCAAGGCGGTGGATCGGCTGGAACTGCTATTTTGACTAATGTGTCTGGTAATTGGGCAACACTAGTGTCAAACGGCACAAATTGGGTTATTATGCAAGCCGCCTCGTTTAACAACTTGCTGTATTAAGGAATAAGATATGGCCGTATCTATTAGTAATATCATCCCTGCCAAGACAGCAGAGAACACGCAAACAACACAATATACGTCCACTGGCGTGCAGACGATTATCGATAAGTTCACAGCGACTAACTACAGCGTTAGTGCCGCGACAATCAGCGTCAACCTTGTGGCTGCTTCGGGAAGCGCAGGAAACGACAACTTGATTGTCAAGACCAAAACGCTCCAGCCAGCGGAAACTTATACGTTCCCTGAATTGGTTGGACACGTTCTCCCGCCAGCGGGTTTCATCTCAACGATTGCTGGAACAGCTTCAGCCATCAACATTCGTGCATCTGGGAGGCTCGTGAGCTAATGAAAAAGCCAATGATGATTATTGAAGGTTTTGCTGGTCTACGTGAGAGCGAGCCATTCATCACCACCGCTGAAAACAAGAAGAACACCAAGATCGTCATTGACGATTGGATGCTTGGCCCTGAAAACCCTAGTAACGAGCGCGATGCTAATCCTGAATACTGGATTGCGCTTGGCAAAGCTATGCAAGTGGATGAGACTGAGGCGCGTCGCCGTCGCTGCTCAAACTGCGAGTATTACGACAACAGCACAATGACCCAAGCTAAGATGGAAAAGATTCCATTTAACCAATGGGACGTTGATGCTGGCTTTCGTGGCTACTGCCATAAGTTCGAGTTCATCTGTCATGATTTACGCTCTTGTCAAGCACAAGAAGAACGAGAGTTTGAATTTGACGATTGATTGTGATATGGTTTTGCCACAGAGCGTTATAGAGCAGCCTGGGGCTCAATAGTAGAAAGCTTACTATGCTTAAAAGCGGAACGCCTGAATATTGGTTGCGTAGGAACTTTGTGGAAGCATTAGACTTGCCCGAAGCTGCCGTTGAATGGCTAATTGACCTATGGCAAGTTGTTCAGCTTTTTGATGATATTGTTGATGGCGACAAGATCGATCGCGACGATGCGGATGCAGCTATCTGGGCTGCGCTAGTAGGATTGCCAGCTAATCCGTTTTATCAAGCCCATTTCACAGTTCTGCTTCCCCTTGTCAGCACTGCAATCCTGAAATGGAAGGCGTCTGATACTGTTGAGCTAGCTGGTGATGCGTGCGCTACCAGTTTTGTTTGGCGTGCTGGATATTATGATATTGTTCTTGCTACAGTGCAGTTGGTTCACGGCACGCAAGCAGCAATGGAAATAGGTCACGTTGTGTTAAAACTTTATGGCGAAAGCCTTGATGAATATATGAAGGAAATGTCTGATGCCTGATCCAGTCTCAGCACTTATTGTTGGTGGTACTCAGTTAGCGAGTAGCGCTGTCGGTTCTAAAGCCGCAAAGAGCGCTGGTCAGCTTCAGTATGATGCCAGCCAAGCTGGTGTCGCTGAAACAAGGGCTGCTCGTGAAGAAATGCGTGGGTTATTGCAGCCGTATGTAGCTGCTGGTGGCCCTGCTCTTCAGGCGCAGATGGCAGCATTAGGTCTTGCTGGCCCAGAAGCACAGCAAGAATATGTAGCTCAACAAGAGCAAAGCCCAGCGTTTCAAGCTTTAGCGCGGCAGCAAGAGGAAGCTCTTTTGCAGAACGCATCGGCAACTGGTGGGCTTCGTGGCGGAAATATTCAGGGCGCACTAGCCCAGTTCCGTCCTCAATTGTTAAATCAGTTCCTTGAGCAACAGTACGGACGACTTGGCGGCATGACTTCGCTTGGTCAGCAATCGGCTGCTGGCGTTGGAACTGCTGGGATGCAATCGGCTGGTGCTATTTCTGGTCTGTTAGCGCAGGGTGGCGCAGCACAGGCTGGTGCAAAATTAGGCGCTGCTAACGCTTGGCAGCAATCGCTATCGCTCCCAGCACAGTTTGCTGGCCTAGCAATCGGCAGAGGATATTGAGGTAACTTATGGTACAGCCTTATGATTATACACTTAAAACGCCATCGCCTGGAGAAACGTTTTTTAAAGCCGTCCAATTAGGCCAGCAGCAACAGCAGGCTGATGCTCAACGCCTCCGTGCTGAAGCGGAGCTTGCAGAAATTCAGCGCAAGATAGATGCAGAAGCGCAAAAAGTAAGAATATTTAAAGAAAAGCTTGGCCCTGGAGCAACCGTTGAATCTCGCAATGAAGCTATGCGTGAGCTTGGCCCTGATTATGTGAATGCTGTAAAATCTGCCTATGATGTCCTAGATGAAGGCCGCAAAAACTTTTTTTTAGAAACGGCGCGTAAGGTATACAACCGTCTTGGGACTAACAAAGATGGCGTTGTTGATATTCAATCAGCAGTTAATGAATTAAACCTACGTGCTGATGCGGCAAAAAATAGCGGATATACTGAAGTTGAACAGCAATTTAGAGACCTTTCAAAAGCAATCTCAAATCCTGGAGTAGACCCACGGGCAGCCCAAGGCTTCATTGATTTTCAAGTTCGTGCAGTCAACCCTAAAGCTGCCGATGAAATGACTGGCTTTGGTGATGCTGCTAATAAACTGCGTGCGGCTGGAATTGAGCCATTCAGCAAGCGGGGCCAAGAGATATTAAGTAACATTGCTATCACGCAGGGCGATACGTTTGTCTCTGGGGTTATGACTCCCAATAATACAGTATTTAACGGCCCACTTTCTTTGTATTTAGAACTTTACGGAACACCATCCAGTGGTGAATCCGCACCTGCTGCAAAGCCAAAAGTTTACAGTAATGTTCAAGCTATTCCAGCAGACTTAAAAATAGGCGATATTGTAAACGGGCAAGAATATGTAGGTGGGCCAGTAACTGGAAGCCCAGATAGCTGGAGAAAGCCAAAAGGAGGTCAGACGGGCGCTCCGTCTGGTGGCTTTCGCTGATGGCCCTGCTGTGATTGGTGAACTTTTTCCTAATGCACGGATAACATCTGGCTATCGTGGGCCAAATAATCCATTGTCTAAAAAGAATCCAAGGTCATATCATGCTCGTACTAAAGGAGCAGTCGATATTGCTCCAATACCTGGTGTGACATTTAAGGAATACATTTCTAGCATTAAAAATGCTGGTTATAAAATTATTGAGGCACGCGATGAGGTGAAAAACCCATCAAGATTTGCTACTGGCCCTCACTGGCACGTTGTGATTGGAAATTAATATGGCACAAACTAATCCTTGGGAACTTCCTGTTGCTGGTGGGGAATCTCCTGCGCCTTCTGGCCGCAGAGCCGTTATTATCCCTAAAGAGCCAGAAAAGCTTGAGGAAACTTTTTCAACATTGACTCCTCAGCAGGCTGCTGCTGAGGGCTTAGACCCAACTGGCGTATACCAACGCAGTAACGTCAGCGGGAAAATATCGCGTCTTGAAGGCCCAGAAAAAGGGCCGAAGCTTTTTCCTGAAAAAGCGGCTGATACGCTGACTGATGATGTTAATCAGGTGGATGCTTTGTCGCGTGCATTGCGTGGATTTAACGATGATTTTGCAGGCTCTGCATTCACCAGCGTCGAAAGCCTTTTGCAAGGCTGGAACAGTGACATCGGGACGCCTGGACAACGTGACTGGTGGGCAGACGTTAAGTCTTCGGACAATATTATTCGAAACAAACTATTCGGTGCATCGCTTACTCCTGGTGAGCAACAAGCGTATGAACAGACCACTATTACGCCAAGCATGGATGGCACTGAAATTAAAAAGAACCTTCTTAGGCGATTGGGAATCGTTCAGAAGGCAACGCAGCGCAGATATAATCGCTATATAGCTGCTGGCTATGATCCGGCGCAGATTGATGCAACTATCGGGGATGTTAATTTTCGGGAGTTGCCTAATCTTGAGGCTGAAGCTCAACCTGATGGTCAGGAAGAAACAACATTAATTGAATTTGAAACCAATCCTAACCTTGTTGTTGGGATGGATGGTCGAGTTTATGATAAGACAACTGGACAGCCAGTTGAGCTTCCATCACAGGGTGGAGCATCTGTTGGTGAATCACTATATGCAGCAGGCGGTGATATAGCTGAAGGCGTGGGCAACTTGCTCGGTCTGGTTGGCAACCCAGCCAATGCCGCTGTCAATGCGTTAGCTGGCACAAATCTATCTACTGATTTGGGGCAAACATTTCGTGAGGCAACAGGCGCTCCAGAAGGTGACCCATTAGCAAGTGCAATCAATCAAGGAGTTGTCAGCGCCCTGACGAGCCTTGGCGGTGCATCTTTGGCGGCCCGTTATTTACCAGAGGCGGGAAAAAGAATTGCTGCGACATTAACTGAATTGCCAACACAGCAGATTATTGGTGGTGGTACTGGTTCTGCTGCTACTGAACTGACTAGACAGGCGGGCGGTGGCCCAGTTGCTCAAACTATTGCTGGTATAGCTGGTGGCGTTGCACCTGTTTCCGTCAGTGGCCTTGCGCGTCCTCGCAGTGTTCCAGCGCCGACAACAACTGCGCCTGCTACGACATCAACAATGGAAGCTTTAGTTTCTCCACCAACTGCTCGTGACATTATCCGTGCTGGCGAACAGGCCAACATTCCTATCATGACTTCTGATATTCGTCAGCCAACCACATTCCTTGGGGCTACCGCACAAAGGGCTGGTGAACGAATTCCTTTGGTTGGTACTGGCGGCGCTCGCGCTACACAGCAGCAAGCCCGTCAAGATGCTGTTCAAGATTTCTTGGTGGAGAATGCTGGATCAGTTCCAGCAGATGTCGAGGCCAAATTAGTTGCTGATATTATTCGTAAGAATGCGGATAATGTTCAAAAATACAGCGATGCCAAAAAAGAAGTTTTTGCTAAAGTTGCATCTGCTGGCCCAGTTGCAACAACTAACACAATGAAAGCTATCGATGATCAGATTGCAAAACTATCTAGCCTAAAAACAGACGCAGCGGATGAAGCTGTTGTTAAACTGCAGGAGTTGCGCGATAAAGTTGGCGATCGAGATATTTATCAAATGGAATCGTTCCGCAAAGATGAATTAGGCAATGCGTGGCAGGATACTAATCTTTCCATAGGCGCGTCTAATCGTGTTCGAGATGCGGTAAAAAGTATCTATAAGCCATTCAATGAGGATATTGGTCAATATATTCTAAAGAACGGCGACAAGCGGGATTATACGCAATGGCGCGTTTCCAATGCGCGTTTGAGCGAAGGCATAAACGAAGCTAATCGCAATGAGCTAAAAGCTATTTTGCGTAAAGGTGAGGCTACACCAGAACTGATTGATAAAATGCTTTTCAGTAGCAAGAAAAGCGATGTCAGTGCATTGTATCGGGCGCTTACTCCTGATGGACAAGCTTTGGCGCGAATGGCACTTGTTAATAGGGTTGCGAAAGACATTGGCGCTGCTCAATCCATTAGCCCAGAAAAGTTCGTGTCTAAAATGATTAACAGAGCCGATCAAATCGGTGTGTTTTTCTCCAATGCACAGCAGCAAGAAATTAAAGGATTGATACAAGCCCTTAATGCAACCCGCAGAGGCGGGACTGCTGGAGTCCAGACTCAAAGTGGGCAGGAAAACTATATCCCCATAGTTCTTAGCGCACTTGGAACTGGAGCTGACGTTTTAACAACTGGCGGAACTGGAACAGCATTGGCTGCGGCATTCACGGCAGCAGTTAGGGCCTATGAAAGCAAACCAGTTCGTAACCTCTTTGCTGCACTTGCGAAAACAAAATCTGGAAGCGAACAAGAACAAGCTATTATTGGGAAAATAAACGAAAAGTTTGCTCCCATTGTTGCAACACTTAGTTCGATTGAAGCAGAGGCGGAGAAAGCGAAGAAGGAACAGCGCACGGAAATGCCACAATGACCTTTCGCAGCACAATAATTTCAGCTATAAGCTCAAAGACGCAAGGGATTAAGTTCTAATGGCACTTACTCAAGTTACTGGCCCTTACCCAATATTCACCGATCTAGACGGCACGCCGCTGGATGACGGCTACCTGTATATCGGTGCAATCAACCAAGACCCTGAACAGAATCCGATTCAGGTATTTTGGGATGCCAACCTAACCATTCCGGCTACGCAGCCAATCCGTACAAGCAATGGCTATGCCTATCGTAACGGCACGCCAGCACTGCTTTACACTGGCGGCGAGTTTTCAATCACAATCCGCAACAAGCGCGAGGAGTTCGTTCTCTACAGTCCTGTAGGCTATGGCTTCGATCCTGCGGCTGTATCTGCGTCCGTTGTCAAGAACGACTTTGTTGGTGATGGCGTTGAAGTTGACTTCACGCTTTCGGCTGCGCCATCTACCATTCTGGCAACAAACGTTTTCATCAACGGCGTCTATCAGGAAAAGGATAGCTATAACCTTTTAGGCAATGTCATTACGTTCTCGATTGCTCCACCGCTAAATTCTAGCATTGAAGTGATGACGAACGAAACTGGCGTGATTAACTCTGGCAACGCAACGGCTATCTCATACACCGCAACCTTTGCTGGAGCCACCGCACAGACCGTTCAGACAAAGCTGGAGCAATATGTTTCGGTAAAGGACTTTGGTGCTGTTGGCGATGGAGTGGCTGACGATACGGCGGCTATTCAGGACGCATTAGATACAGGACACGATGTTTTTGTACCATTGGGTGATTACATTATCACCAGCACTTTGCGTTACAGCGCATCGGGACAAACGATGTACGGCGAAAACGCCAGCACTTTTACAGATTTGCCACAATGCAATTTGATTTGGGACACTAACGGCGGGACAATGCTGTCGTTTGCGGGCGTTTCTGAAGGGCACAGTAACTGCAAACTGAGCAACATTCGATTAAATGGCAACAACAAAGCTGATGTCGGTGTAGATGTCCCAGGAAGTTATGCTGCGTATCGTTGCAGTTTTGAGCGCGTGTTTTTTGAGTTTATCAATTACACGGCAAACGCAACGGCAATTGATCTTGGGTCTGGGTCATTCCCCAATTTTGCACACGACACTATCGTCAAAGACTGCTACATAGGTGGCTGCAACATTGGCGTAAAAGGCAATGGGGCCATCCACCAGTTTATTTCTACGACTTGGAAAGGCACTGCTACCGACAGGTTTGTGATGGCCGGAGCTGGGGCTGCATTTAGCTTTGTGAACTGCGTGTTCTCTGACGGAGCATGGCAGATTCAAGCCAACAATAGCCAGTTGATGAATTTCACGGGCTGTTGGTTTGAAGACAGCAATACCGGTATTTACCTAGCCACCACAGCAAACACGGTGAATTTCAACGGCTGTTACCTACAAACCAGCAACACCACTCGTTTGATGGATTGGGGCAACGCTGCTGGTCAATCAAGTATTATAGGTTGTTATGTGCCTGGGACTAGCGGGTCAACCTTGATAAAAAATGTTAACGGCACTTACGGGTACACCGTTGTTGGCTCGAATGTTGAAATTGAACCTGGATATAGACAGCGTGT